CCTCCGGACGGTAGACGGGCGAAGGTCCGCCCCCGCCGCCGCTGCTCAGGCGGGCGCGGGGTTACTGGCGCCGGCGGCACCAGCGGCGGCGCCGGCATCGGCACCAGCGCCGGCGCCGTCGTCGGGCGCACGGAAGGGATGGGTGAGAAGTCTTTCGAGGAGGCGCATGGGTCAAGTTCCTTCGCGGTGGGGGGGAGTTTCGCTGCGGCCTTCCGCCACCAGGCACCACATGAGCCAGGTGGTGATGTTGCAGCCTTCGCGGCCGGCGGCGTAGGGCAGGGCCTCGGGCCCGAAGCCGGGCAGGAAGGTGGGCCGCCGCAGCGTGAAGTCGCTCACCAGCTCGAGGAACGGCCGGAGCGAAGGTGTCTCGAAGATGATGGCCGCGGCCCGGGCCGCGTCGCGGCGCTTTTCCGCGTCGATCTCCGCAAAGGCCTTGCCGATCTCGCGCGCGAGGTCGTTGCGCGGGGCCTCGGTGATGCCTTTCCAGCCTTCGCTTTCGAGAATGCTCTCGGCCGGCTGGATCTCGCGGGCGCCCATGGTGGGGGGAATGGCGGCGCTGCCCTCGCTCATGCGGCGCCTCGCATCGGCACGACGTTGCCGCCATCGACTGCAGCCTGGTCGCCGCCGCCGAGGCCCATGGCTTCGGGGTTCTTGATCGCCATCTCGGCCGCGAACTGTGCGGCCTGTGCGGCCGCGGCTTTCTCGTCATAGGCCTTGCGCTCGGCCTCGGTAGTGACGAGGCGCGGCTGCACGCCGATCATCTCGGCGATCTCGGCAATGGCGCTGTCGGGCACCCAGCGGTCCACCTTCTGCCCGAAGGCCGCCACCACCTGGATGAACTGAATGAGCGGCTGGATGTGGTCCGCCTTGAGCGCGGCCGCCAGCGGCGAGGTGACTTCGATGCCGAGGAGGAGCTGGTCGATCTTGATCGGCGTTGCGAGGAGCTTCTGCTCGTAGAGGATCTCGGCGACCGCCGGGATGAGGATCGGGATGATTTCCGAGATGAGCCGGCCGAAGGCGCCCATATAGGCCTGCTTGACCTTCTGGATGTGCAGCAGGATCTCCTCGGCCGAAACCGGCGTCTTGCCCTTGCCGGGGGTCGGATCGTCGTGGAGGAGGCGCTGGATGATGGCGCGCAGGTCCGGAATGACGATCTGCGCCGTGTCGAGACCGCCGCGGGCGGGATTGTCGAGACGGGCGACGTCCGGCCCCATCATGCCGCCGGTGGCATTGACGGGCCAGAAGGCGCCCGGCCGCATCCGGTGGATCTCCGGATTGAAGGCGCCGCCGGGCCGATAGCCCCACAGGCCGAGGAGCGAGATGGCCGCATTGCGCAGCGTCATCTCCTGAACCTTGTTGAGCACCTTGATGGTCGGCAGAGCCAGCATGATCGGCCCGCGGCCATAGGCTTCGCCGGGGACCACGTGGTAACGCGCCGCGACGAAGGGCTGGGCCTTGCGCCACCAGGTGCGCAGCGGCGTGTTGTCGCCCTGGTCGAGACGAGCGAGGCACAGCCACCGGCCGTCGGGCTGGCGGACGAATTCCTGATAGAGGGAGGCCGTCTGGTCGAGGCCTTCCTCGCCCTCGGGCATGAAGTTCTGCGGCCAGGTCGCGCCGGGGAACTCGTTCTTAAGGTCGCGCTTGGTCCAGTCGCGCTGCCACGACATGGCATTGACGCGGCCATAGACGTCGCAGGTGAGCGCCACCTCGTCGGCCGGGATGCAGAAGAACCGGACGGGGTTCTGCGCATCGCCCCTGACCGGCAGGAGGATGCCCGTGGAGGCGAAGAGATCGAGGCACATTTCCGAGACGGCAAGGTCGAACTCGCCGGTCTGGAAATAGGGCACGATCTGGTCGGTGAGGTTCTGCAGCTCGCGCTTCAGCGGCTGCACGTCGTTGTCGTTGGCGAGCTTGATGAGCTTCTTCGCCAGGGCGCCGGGCGTGAGGCGAAACCACGAGGATCCGGACGGGAAGATGTCTTCCTTGAGCTGGCCGGCACCTCGGAAGGTGCTGTCGATCGCTGTGCTGTCGAAGATGCGGTCGACGCGCGGATCGTGCCCGTAATTCTTGGTGGGGCGCCGATAGGGGATGGCGAAGTCCTGCGCCTCGCGGACATAGGTCTGCCAGACGTTCTTCTCCGCCCACGCCTTCGTCATGCGGGAGCGGTGTGCCGTCCAGTCGATGGCGGCCGCCATGTCAGGCGACCTTCGCGGCGAGATCCGAGCCGCCGGTCGGCCCGTCGAGGAGAAGGCGCTGGCCGCGCGGGCTCTTGATGACGGCGCCGGCCTGGCGGTCGAGGCGGGCCTGCTCTTCCTGCTGCAGGCTGGTCTGTCGTGCCGAGGCGACGGCGGCCTGGTTGGCGGCCTCGTCGGCGGCGCGCTTGGCGCTGTTGTTGCCACCGAAGAGGGTGGAGATCACCTGCGTCATGGCATCCTCACATAGAGCTCGAGCCCCTGGCGCGCCTCGCGGAACGTGAAGCCGGCGAGCCGGGCGAGCTTGGCGCCCGGCAGGTGACCGGCCTTCACGACGCCGAGGAGCGCCACGGTGCCATTCTGGTGCCAGTGGTCGAGGGTTAAGCGGGCGAGCCTCGCGCATGCGCGCATGCGTCCCCGCGGGCGCGCGAGGCCCTCGATTCCCGCACAGGAGATCTCGAGGGTGGAAAGCCCCTCGAGCACCAGGTCCGTCGGATAGGCCGTCATGACCGCGACGAGGCGCGAGGATCCATCAGGACTTGCCTCCTCGAAGCCGACCGAGGCCGAGTGGGCGAGCTGCAGCGCGGCGCGGCGGGCGATCGTCGGTTTGCCGCGCACGGCCTGGGCGAGGAGGGCCCGCGCCTCGAAGGGATCGGCCGGCGAGACGAGGCGGATCATATGTCGAGGGGGTTCCAGTGGGAGGCGGCGGGCTGAGCCTCGTGGCGGCCGAGCGCCACCACGTTGGATCCGCGCGAGCCGCTCGCGATCGTGTTGAGGAGGCCCGTGAGGCCGAAGACGCCGAGCACGCCATATTGCGCGGCCTCGGCGATGTTGGCCCATTTGTTCTTCACCGGCCGCGGATCGAAGGTGCCGTCGTGGCGCTTGCCGAACTTGAAGCCGCCGTTGAGCGCCTTGACGAGGCCCGGGCAGCGCACGGGACAGACGACGAGGCGCGGGATCTTCGCCGAGATATGCCGGCGCATGGGCACGCCGAGCGCCTCGAGGCGCGGTGTCCATTCCTGTGTCGGCGCCGGGTCGATCCGGCGGCCGATCGCCTTGCTGATGATCTCGAACCACGCCTCCGTGCCATAGATCTTGTCGCCGCCGAGGAAGCCCGCGGGGTCGCCGGTGAAGACGCCGGGCGGCAGGCCGTGGAGGTCAACGCCGAGGACGGGGATGAGCTGGTCGAGGAAGCGCTCGGCGCCCGTGCCGGGATCCGTCACCACCTCGGCCACGAAGCGGATTTGGCCGTTCGCGGCCACCTGGAAGCCGGCCATAGCCGGCTGGCCTGCGCCGCCGGACTGGCCGCCCTGGTCGAAACCGAGATTTATCGGCACGCCGGGCATCAGGTCGAGCATCTGCGGGGCGACGTGGAACTGATCGTCGAAGTCCTCGTCATAGACCGGCAGGCCGTCCTTCACGCGGCCGGGCTTGCCCTCCACCATGCGCCGGGCGTCGTCGCGCGGCATGGTGCGCATTTCGAGCTCGTAATCGGCGCGGCTCTTGCCCTTGCGGTTCTCGGCCTGGTCGGAGAGGCCGGAGGGCTGGCGGAAGAAATTGACCGTGCGCTCGTCCTTCGTGGGGTCGAAGTTTTCGTTGAAGGATCCGCGATCGGCGGCGACCAGCAGCGGGTGATCCGGCGGCGGCGGGTTCATGTCCACCATCATCACGCGCGGCCTGATCGCGCCCTCCGGAAGGGCGCGCAGCGACGGGAAACGGGCGGTGCGCGAGAAGAAGAACGGGATGGACGCCGGCGGCAGCGTGTCGGCCTCGGTGGCCCATGCCCAGCTGGTCTCGTAGGATTTGAACAGGGCCTCATAGTTGACGTCGGCGATGGCGAAGAAGTCGACCTGCAGGTCGAGCTTCACCTCGCGCCGGATCCCGTCGACGAGGCGCACCGTGCGTAGCTTGAGCCGGTGGCACCCGGGGCGGTCCTGGCCGCCGGAGAAGTCCGGATGCAGCGTGGTCGGAAACCAGTCGAACCACGTTTGCAGGGTCGAGCGGTAGAGCGAGCGGTAATTGTCGCGGACGACGGTGCCTTTGACGCGGATCGTGCCGTCGGTGCAGATCGGCATCTGGGCGAGAGAGAAGCGCACGCCCTTCATGCAGCTGGCCACCGTCTTGCCGGAGCCGCCGGGGCCCATGATGACGTCGATCGGGCCCTGGCTGCGGATATACTCCGCGCCGCGCGGGCCCGGTGGCTCGTAGGTCGAGATGGAAAAGCGGGCGTTGTCGCCCATGCGGAAGTCGCCGCCGCCGCCATAGCCGTCGTTGATCAGCGCCTCGATCTGGCGGGTGGAGAGCTGCGGGCCGAAGGACAGATCGTCGGACATTAGTGATGCTCCGGGTTTCGGCTGTAGGGCCAGACGACCTGCATGCCGCGGACGCGCAATTGCGCCATAGCGGTCTTCGCGAGGGCCTTGCATCGACAGTCCGGCTTGTTCGATGGCGTACAGAAGCCGTCCGTCAGATGCATGCTGCAGAAGGTGTCAGCGATGGCCTCGGCGGCCCGCTCGTACACATCGGGGTGTGTCTTGGCCTTGTCGCTCATGCGCGGCCCCCGATCCCTCGCGCCCGCGCCCGCGAGGGCGAGCGCGCCCCGCGACCCGTCAACCCGCCGAGGTCTCGCCCGATCCCGAGCCCGAGCTCAAACCCGGATCGGCGGTGAGTGTGCCAGGGCACCCCCCGGGGGAGGGGGGTAATTGGCCATTTTCCGAGGTCGTTTGCCGGCAGACGATCCCCGGCCGAACGAGGGGGGGAGGGGGTCGCGGTCGCCTCGGCCGCGGCCGCCGGAACCTCCGAGGCGCCGGCGACGAGGTGGCGCACGTGATTTTCAATCATGTTCCCTCGCACAGAAATCGTCAGTGATATCAATGACATCAGCGTCTATCGCATCGCCCTCGCCGTGCGAGGCATCGCCGGCCGATCCCGCCGCGCGCTCGATAACCCGTTGAACCTGCTGCGCTTTCTCCGGGCTGTCGGCAATCACCACCATCACGCGCGGCGCCTCGCGCTCGGGCTCCTTCACCTTCGGCATCTCCTGATGGAAGTAGGGCAGCAGCTGGCCGCGCGCCTTGCCCTGTTCGGCGAGCACCGCCAGCGCCTCGCCGAACGTCACGTCCTCCACCTTCTTCTTCGCCAGGGCGGCCGCGATCTCGCGCGGATCGCCCGACACCAGCGCCGCCGCCTGTTCCAGAGGGTCGCGATAGCCGCGGGCGAGGAGCAGCTCGCGGATCCGCGACGTCGTGCGGTTGGGCGATCCGGGCGGCCGCCCGGGCCCGCGTGGCCGAGGCGGCTTGATCGCCTGCCCCCCGAACGCGTCCACCTCGTCGCCGAACGCCAGAAGGTCCGCCTGGGCGGCCGCCTCGGGGGAAATCGCCGTGGGTGCGCCATGTTCGTCCCGGGAAACCGGGCCCGGCAGACCAGGCGAGGCGGGGCGATCGGTGCTCACCGGATTTCCCCCGAATATTCAATTGCTTGGCCGGCCGGAGCCATGCGGCAGGCGCAAGGCGGGAGACGGCATAACCCGCCCATAACTTCCTGATAACCGAGATTGTCCAATCTATTCATATACTTAAGTCATCCGGTTATGTGGTTATGCGGTTATTCGCCATTCCCTCACACGCGCGCTTGTGCGCATACATCGCGCACGTCACGCGCGCGCGAAGCGCCCTAACCCACTAACTCCGCACCCAACCCGTTGATGTCATTGGCGATTTCCGATTATTGCCCGGTTATGAGCCGGTTAGCGGCATAACCGCTGGCGGGGGGCAGGCCGGCACCCTTGCATTTGCGCACGAAACGCCGCGCGTTAACTCCCCGCGCCGGCCTTGGCCGGCCGCGATCGTGGCCGGCCGAAGGCACAGAGGCGCGGGTCCGTCTTGAGACCAGACGGGCCGGGGATGGGAAGAAACCTCGGCCCGACGGGTGCGGGCCGAGGCAAGAGGGGCGCGGGGCCCCGTGGTTGGATCAGGTCAGGAGACGACGATGCCAGGACGGGTGAGGGGTCCGTCAGGAACGATCGTGAACTGCTTCTGCAGGTTGGCCTCTTGCCCCATGATGGCGAGGCGCGAGGCCGGCAGGTTGGGGCCCTGCAGGATCAGCCGCACATAGCCCTCGCACTGGCCGGAACCCACGATCTTCACCGCCGAGGGCAGGGCGAACATGGCCGCCTGCAGCATCTCCGGCGGCACATCCATGGTGGCCCGGCGCAACAGGGCGGCCGGCTTCCCATTTGTCTCGCTCATCAGTCCATCCCTATCGCTTGCTTGTAGAGCTCGAGGATCGCCTCCTGCTCCATGCGCTGGTCGCGGTCCATGCGCAGGAGGCGGATGATCTGCCGCAGGATCTTCACGTCGAAGCCGTTGGCCTTGGCCTCGGCATAGACGTCACGGCAATCATCGTTGAGGGCCTTGACCTCCTCGTGGAGGCGCTGGATCCGCTCGATGAAGGCTTTCAGCTGGTCGGCGGCGACCGATTGGGTGTCAACCATGGCCGGCCGCCCGGTCGAGCCGCTCGATCTCGGCAACGATCAGGGCGCCGGCGCGCACCAGGTCCCGGCGGCGGTCCTTTGGCTTCCACCATGATAGGTGCCAGGGCCAATCCCGGCTGGGAGGAGAACTGGGGTGGATGGCATTCACCCTCTCTTCCGTCATCAGACCGGAGCCTATGATGCGGGACGCCGCGCAAGCGCTCGTCGCATATAATGCGGCGGCGAGCGCCATTTCTCCAAGACGATGGCGGTCATCGTGCTCGGGCGTCCAGCCTTCGACTTCCTCCTGCCGGCGGCGCTCGGCCGCGATATCTTCAATGGCACCCATGCTCACTCTCCCTTCGTCTTCGCCTCGGCTTCCAAGGCGTCCAGATCCACCATCAGGCTCGGCGCGGTGCGGCCGTTCACCTTGATGTTCTGCCAGTTGCCCTTGCCGTGGATCACCACGGCCTCGGGCGCCTGCTTGAGGGCGATCGTCCAGCCGCCGCCCTGGTATTTCGTGCCGGCGAACACCTTGGCCGGGCCAATCTCGGCGTTCATCGGCACAGCGAGGAACACCTTGCGCAGCTCGCGGCCGCTCTCGGTCTGCCAGAGCTCCTCGCGCACCGAGAGGCCGACCAGGCGAAGCCGGGCCTGCGCATCGGCCTTGGTCATGTGCCCGTCGGCGGCGGGGTCGAGGGCGAAGCGTTCCAGCACGTCGCCCACGGTCGGCTTCTGCCCGTCGCGCCAGGCCTCGATCGTGAAGGCGAACAGCCGGTCGATGCATTCCGACCAGTTGGCGCGCTGCTCGGCGCGCTCGGAGACGGTCTGTTCGGCCACCCAGCGGCCGAGCCTGTCGGGTTCCGCGATCGGGATCCCGTGCTCCTCGAGGGCCTCGGGGCCGAGCATCAGCTCGGCGAGGGCGAGGAGCACGCCATAGGTCATCTGCGCGCGGTCGTTCATGTCGGCCGAGCGCAGCGCGCCGCGCCAGGCTTCGAACGTGCGGTGAAAGTTCGGCCATGCGTCCATCAGGGCGCGCAACAGCCGCCGGCCGTCATGGTCGCCCTGGATCACCGGCTCCTTACCGCTCTTCGCCCTGTCCAGCGCCTTGAGGCTGATGAGCGCCATGCGGCTCTTGTCGGCCACCGTCATCGGCGGCGGGTTGATGGCGGAAAACCAGAAGGTCGAGCGCAAAGTGTAGCTGGTCGGCTCGCCGCCGGCGCCGCCGCGCCCGCCCGTGTCGCCCGAGGCCGCGATGCGCGCGAGGTCAAGGATGGCCGTGGCGCGCCGGTTGTCCTCGGCGCCCTCGAGCTCGTCGATCGCCACCGCGAGGCTCTGGTGGCCCATGGTCTGGCGGATGTTCGCTTCCGTCGCATTGGCGCGGTTCATCATCGCCTTGCCGATGACGGCGCCGATCAGGTTGCGCAGCGTCGTCTTGCCGGTGCCGCGGTCGCCGGCGACGAAGATGAACGGCCGCCAGGGCAGGGCGCCGCCGAGGAAGGCCGCGCCCATCCAGCCGAGCACCAGCACGGGGTCGAGCACCGGCCGCGTATAGTTCCAGCCTTTCAGATGGCCGAACAGGTCGCCGGCCGGGCTCTGGTCGATCGGCACCGGCTCGCGCCAGGGCGTCAGGATCGGCGCCGCGCCGGGATAGACCACGCCGTCGATCTGCGCCGGCCCCGTGCGCTCGATCTTGCCGTGCCGCACCCGGAAGATGGCATCGCCCGCATGCCAGACGATCTCGCCCTGGCCGGGCAGCACGGCGGCCGGGCCCGTGGTCCATGCGCCGCGGCCGCGCACGGCTTCCGACACTTCCACCTGGCCGCGCTCGGCGCAGGCATGCATCAGGCACTGGATGGCGTCGTCGACATCCATGCCGTTGATGATCCAATCGGTGCGCTTGCCCTTCGGCGGCGAGACGCGGGCCCAATGGTGGATAGGATAGTTCGGGGTCGCGGCGAACAGATCCAAGAGGATCTTCTTGCTCCACTCGGTGCGCTTCACCCGGTTGAGCTTCTGCATGCTGTCCATGAACACGTAATATTCATCGGCGACCCCGAGCGGGATCACCGGACAGTTCGGCGGCATGCGGTCGGCCGGCGCGCCCGGCCACTGGTTGGCCCGATAGCCCCAGCCTTCGGGCGCCGGCCTGTCGTCGCCGGGCAGGGGATCGTGGCGCTTCTCCCGCGTCTCGCGCTCCTCGAGCGCGTCCTGGAAGCTGGCGCGAATGGCGGCCTTGCCCTTGGCGGTCATGATCGGCGGAAAGCCCGGAATGAGGGTGCGGAAGGGGACCCGGCGGCACATCCTGCGCCGCCGGGAGGCATCGGGTCGGAGGGGTGAAGTCGGGCCCCGATGCTTTGGGAAATCAGGCCTTGCCGCGCTTGGCCTTCACCGGCGCCGCGTCGCCGGCGGCCGCTTCGGCCGGGGCGTCTCCGGCCGGCTCTCCGCCAGCCGGGACATCAGGTGCATCTTCTTCTGCCACAGGGGGCGGTGCCACCGGGTCTCCCGCAGGCTCAGCGGTGGCACCGGTCGTTCCTCCATCAGCCGAAGCGGGTTCGGCGCCACCAGCGCTCGCGTCCGCAGCGGCGTCGTTTCCGACATCGGCACCCATCGGCGCGGGATCAGCGCCCGCACCATCTGCTGCCGGCGCCGGCTCTGCCAGCTGCTCGGCCACGAGGCTTGCGTCCGCAGCAGCGTCCGATGATTGTGCACCCAGAGCGGCCGGTTCTGCGGCCGGTTCCACAGTCTCGCGCGCATGTTCGCCTCCCAGATTGACCATCACCGGAGCGTCGTCGATCCGGTCCATGATGCTGCCGCCGCGGTCGAGGATCGTGTCGCTCACCGGCACCAGGCGCGGCGGCTCCGGCTGGGCCGCGGCCGCAGCGGCGGCCTCGCGGGCGGCCTCCTCGGCGAGGATCTTGTCGGCATGGAGCAGCACCAGGCGGAAGAGCTCGAGCTCGAGGCGCCGAGAGCGCGGCAGGGCGAGCCAGTCGTCTGGGCCGTAACCGTCCTGTTGGATGTTCTGGCCGTGGAGATAGCGATAGAGGCTCTCGGCGCCAGCTTCCGGGTTCTGGCGCACGAAGGTGGCCATCAGGTCGATGACGACGTCGGCGAATTCATCGGGCACATCGTCGCGCCACGGCTGGGGCGTGGTCGAGGCCACCGTCAAAGCAAGCTGCAGGGCAAAGTCGTCCATCGTCGTCACCTCAGTGTATCGTTGAAGTCGTCGCCCCATGGCGGGGCGAAAGGCACGACGTCGAAGCCCTTGGCGGTCAGGCCGTCGAGCACGCGCTCGCGCTGGTCGATCGCCGCCGGCTTCACGTCGTTTTCGAGCGCCACCATCAGGCGGCGGATGCGGGGATCGAACGGCAGTTCACCGATATTGCCGAGGTCGAGCGCCGCCCAGACGCGCTCCTCCGGCAGCGCCAGGGCGACCGACAGCATGGTCTCGATGCCCTCGCCGATGACGAGATCCTCGGCCGTGTCCGGCGTCAGGTCGCGGAACGGCAATCCGGCCTTGCCGCGCGTCAGCCTGACGGCGCCGTGTTTCTTGGTGCCGAGCATGATCTTCGCCGCCAGCAGCGGCGCCTTGGCCGTGCCGTCGCGGGTGAGGAAGGTGGCATGGGCCCCGCTCACCTCGCCGGAAAGCTGGCGGATCGGCGCAACCATGGCTGGCCCGCGCCAGCTGCCGCGCTCGCCTTCGGGCCACGGGCCCCAATAGAAGAGGTCGACGGCCTGGCGGAGATCCCGCTCCGAGTTGACGAGGGCGGCGAGGTCGATGCGCCGGCCCTTGAGATAGATGTCGACCAGGCCGTCGCGGGCGAGCGGCGTGGCGCGCTGCCAGATCTCGGCGCCCCGGCGCTGGCGATCGGCGATCCGCCGGGCCTCCTCCTCGTCGCGGGCCTTGCGGCGGGCCTCGGCCTCGGCCGAGAGGCGGCGCGCCGCCGCCGGCGCCATGCCGGTGAGGCCGAGCCAGTCCTTGGCCCAGGTGATCGCCTCGCCCACGGTCGAGCGCCGGCAATAGGCGATCAGGTCGATGACGTCGCCCTTCTCCTTGTCGTCGAATTCCTTCCACGCGCCGTTGCGCCAGATGGTGAAACTGGTCTTGCCATCCTTGACGCGCGTCGGGTTCGGCCCCTGCCAGTAGCCGCCATGCCAGCGGCCGCCGGGGCAAAGCTGGTCGACCAGCTCGCGGATCCGGGCGACCAGCTGTTCCTTGATAGCGGAGACGGGCAGGCGGTCGGTCACGTCACGGCCTCCGCGACGAGAAGTTCGGCGCGGGCACCGCGGCGCGCGCCTTGGCGATCAGGTCTTCCTTCGGAGGCGCCGGCGCCGGCAGGGCCTTCGGTTTGAAGGCGTCTTCGATCTCCACGACGATCGTTCGCGCCTCGCGGTCGACATAGAATTCGGGGTCGATCGCCTCGTCGCTCTTGTGCACGGTCGGCGGCAACGGGCAGCGCAGCAGCCGGCGGTCGCCGCGCGTCGGCTGGATCGGCTCATAGCGGCCGAGATCCCGCGCCTGGATCCGGAACTGCCGCCGCTTCTGGCTGAACGCGATGTCGAACCGGGGGCCGGCGATCTCCTCGAGGATCTCCGGCGCGAAGTTGAACTGCACCCGCTCGGCGCCGCGCAGCGCCACGATCGTCACCACCAGCTGGGCCCGCACCTTGAGCGAGGGCCGCGCCGGCAGGATCTCCACGAAGTCGTCAGCCTCGGTCATGAACGGCCTCCCGCTCCTGCCGCACCTGCGCGGCCGCGAGGCCGATCTCGGCGACGGCCGCCGCCAGGGCGGCGAGGCTGAGGGGGTCGGTGATGGTGCGCTTGTCGCCGTCGATCACCGCATGGGCGATCGCCAAGGCCTCAGCGAAGTCGATGGGCTCGAAGGCGATGCTTTCCACGCCGCCGCTGCGCTTCATCAGCGTGACGCGCCCCTGCACGTCGCGCACCAGCCACCGGCCGTCGGGCTTGGTCTGGTCGGGCGCGATCCACGGCTGCGAGCCGAGGAGGATGTGGAAGGTCTTGGCCTCGCTCATGGCGTCATGCTCCTAAGCGTCGAGAGGATGCCGGCGGTCACCAGCATGGCGATCAGGCCGCAGGTGAAGGCCTCGGCGCGCAGCGTTCCCGCCGGCGGGCGCACGGTCATGAACAGGCACGCCGCCGAGAGGGCGCCGGTGCCGCCGGCGGTGGCGACGAGGATGAGGAAGGGCAGGGCGCTCATGGGTCAGGCCCGGCCGTGGTCGGCAGCGCGCCCGATAAACTGCTCGACGCGATCCGGCGCGGAGATATCGGTCATGGCGACCTTGAGCATCCAGAGGGTCACCCGCGGGATTAGGTCTTCCCGAACATTCGAGGTCGCCGCGCAATTCATCGCCAAGGCGCGGAGAATCCGCGGCATCATGGCAACGACGTCCTCGTTGCGAACGAGGCCGAGGTCGCACTCGTCCGCCATCGCGCGGTGCAGCTCGAAGGTGACGCGCTGCTGCACACGGTTCAGCCAATGGTCATCCTCGCCGGAGGGGCGCGGCAGCTGCGCGAGAACGCGCTCCACTTCATCTCTAAATGGCGTCAGGCTCGGCTTGCTCATGGGTCACGTCCTCCCGGTGATGCGGGCGGCGATCGCCGCCACGGCTGTGTCGAAGGCGGGGTCCTCGCGGCGGTCCTCCACCGCGTCCAGCGCCTGCTTGATGGCGGCGCGCGTCACGCCGAACAGGCGCGAGAGGGTGGCCTGCCGCACGGCGAGCTCGGTATTGACGAGGTAGAGCGCCAGGTGCCGGGCCCGGGCGCCGTCGCCCTGCCGGCCGGTCTCGGCCTCGGCGAGCGCGATGCCGTAGAGCCGGGCCGCCTCATTCAGGAAGGCGCGATAGGTCACGCGCAGGAAGAGGTCGGAGGGCTCGGCCTCCGGCACGGCGCCGCCGAGGAGGGCCTCGATCGCCAGCTCGCACCGGCGCAGCCACCAGCGGGAGACGACTTCGCCCCGCCGGGCCGCATAGAAATGGCTGCGGTCGACATCGGCCCGCCGGCACACGGCCGAGACCGACAGGCCGGAGGCCGCAACTTTTTTTTCAAGGTCGCGGAACTTTTCGGCCGTTCGCGAAACGCCGCTTAACACAGGCTGCAGCCCAACCAACACCCCGTGGTCGGTCGTTGGAGACTCAGCCATCATGACCGGCCTCGCGCGAACGGAGACGTCCGATGTTCGGAACCGGAAAGAAGGCCCTGGACTTGGCCGCCAGCGTCTCGGCGCGCGTGGCGGCCATTGAGGTGCTGATGCCCTACGTGATCGCTGGCGAGCCGCCGAGCGAGGAAGAGATCATGGCCGACTTGGCAAAGATGGGGATCCCGCGAGACGTGCTTGTCACCATCACGTCCCTCGCGATGCTTCACGTCGAAAAGGCCGACGCGAAGTTCGGGATATTGGCCCGCTTGTCCCGATAGCGACCTCATGCCGCCACCTCGTGGATTTCCTTGAGGTGGTTCAGCAGCTGGCGCTCCTGACGGATGAGCGCGCTTTCCAGCTTCACGAGGGTGCCCGTGTAGCCGCTGCCTCGCTTTGAGAGGCGGCGCACGGTCGAAACCGCCACGCCGGCTTCACGCGCCAGCTCCGGCGGCGTCAGGCGGATGACGGCTGCTCTGTGCAGAATATGCGAAATGTCGCTGATCATGTCTGGACCTGCGCTCGTAAAAGAGCAAGATTGCTCTTGGTCCATCTGATTTGCGCTAGTGTGTCAATAGCAATGTTCGTCGCTGCCACGGTCTCCCCAAAAGACCATTGTCTCGCTGCGTTGCAGCGGGCGAAGGCTATGACGAACACGGACCTTCATGATGACGTGCAGGCGCGCCACGTCCGGTGGCTCAAGTTCGTCGAGCGGGCGACGGGCAAGACCCTCACCGAGCTCTCGCTCGAAGCCGGGATGTCGCACACAACCCTGCGGCGAGTTCTACGGGACGAGCATGTAGGCCACCTTTCGGCGGCCTCGATCGCCAAGGTGAAGAAACTTACCCGGCTACCGGGTCCCGATGAGTTCGAGCAGCCAGAAGCGCAGCGGCAGATACAAGCCGCGGGCTTGCGCGAGGAAGTCGTACCCTTTGATTTCAAAAGCGAAGGTTACGGCGCGTCAGCCGTCAAGGCGATCGTCGGTGGCCGGAACAATGTGCACGCCTGGACGATGAAGAATGCCGCGCTGGAAGGCGCCGGCATACAACCGGGTGATACCCTGATCATCGACCACATGAAGCGGCCGAATGCCGGAGAGGTGGTGTGCGCGCAGGTCTATGACCAGCCGGGCGGCCTAAAGGCCGAGACTGTCATGCGCATCTACAAGCCAGGCTGGCTGGTCGCCGCCTCGCGCGATCCCCTGGGCTTCGATCCCGTCCAGATTGTGGACAGCAAGGTCGCCATCATGGGGACCATGGTGGCACTGCTCCGCGAATGTGCGTGACAAAGAGCATTGTTGCTCTTTTCTGAGAGCATGATAAATCTGTCCCGCTGATTTGCGGGGCGACCATGCTTCACACCATCACCCTGGGCGAGATCGCGGCCGAGCTTCGCATGTCGAAGCAGGCGGCCATGGCGCGCCTCAGGCCGATGATGAAGGCCGGCCGCTTTCCCCAGCCGCTGCCGGATCTCGGCGACCTCTGGTCGCGCCATCTGGTGGCGATGTGGTTCCGCACCAACGGGGGCCTGGTCACGCATACCCCGATCGCCGCGAACGACGGCGCGCCGGAAGATCCGGTCGCCGCCCATCGCGCCCACCTCAACCAGCGATACGGGATAGACCCATGAGCGAGAGCACGGCGTCACGCGCCGAGATCCTGCGCGCCATCGACGATGGCCACCAAAGGATCGCCGACCATATCGAGACGATCCGCACCCTGCAGACCAGCGTGATGGGGCTCGTCGAGATCAACCGCCAGCGGATCGCGAAGCTCCTGAAAGCCGAGGAGCTGCCGCGATGAGCGCCACCATCATCGTCCTGCCCGTCGTCCACGTCGAGCACTGGCCGCGCCCGGCAACCGGCATGGTCGCCTTCACCTGCGAGGAATGCGGCATCCTCGAAAGCCGCGCCGCCGGCCATCCGCGATCGGGCGATCGCCGGTGCTTCCTCTGCGCCCTGCCGCCGCACCTGCGCCTCGTCATGGGGGAGGACGGGCGATGAAATGCCCTCACTGCAACGGTACGGGACACATCCCGGATGACGAGGTGCACGTCGGAGCACTGATATTTCTGCACCGGCGCGCCAAGGACATGACGCAGAACGAGCTGGCGCAGCGCGTTGGGTTCTCTCGGGCGCAGGTCGCGAACGTGGAAAACGGCCGCAGCGATATGCCGACAAAGACCCTGGCTCGGTTCGCGGCGGCTCTCGGTGTCAGCATGAAGGACTTGGTGCCATGACCAAGCCGCTCACGCCCCTACAGCGCCGCGTGTTCGCGCTGATCTTCGCCGCCGGCGAGGCGCGACGCGAAGGCAGCTCCATCCGTCTCTCCGGCGAGAAGCTGGAACTGCCGTCCTTCGTCGTGCGCCAGCTCATCGGCAAGGGCTACCTGTCGCGCACGGTCGCCCGGAAGGGCCTCACCATCTACCGCCCGGCCATCCTGCCGGCGGCCACCCTTGACAATCTGACGCGGCGCACCGCTGCTTGAGGGACCTCACCACGATGCGAGCGAAGGCGCGAATGGCGAAGGTCACCATCACGATCCCGTCGGTCTCCTGGCGCGACGGCCGGCCCCGCTATAATCCGGGGCCCGAGACGCGCCGGCGCTATGGCCTGAAAGGTCAGGATCTCAAACATCCGGACGGCCGGTGGTTCAGCGCCGAGGAGGCGGCCGCATGGGTCGCCAAGCTCCGCGAGGATCTCGCCGCCGTCGAGGGCAAGGCGCGGCCGAAGGCGGCGCTGCAGCGCGCCCGCGCCGCCGGCCTCGGCCCCTCGCTCGGCTCGCTCGGCGAGGCTTATCTCGCCTCCCCCGGCGTCACCGGCGGGCAGGTCGGCAAGCGCCGCCACAAGGGCAAGGCGCCGGCCACGATCGCCTTCTATCGCCAGAAGCTCGAGCTGGTGCGCCGGTTCGATCCCGAGCTCTATGACGGCCCCGCGGCCGCCCTGTCGAAGCCGCTGCTGCGCGCGCTCTATGAGCGGCTGTGGGAAGTGCACGGCCTCGCCAATGCGCGGGCGGCGATCGCCTCCACCTCGGCCGTGCTGTCCTGGGCGATCGCCGCCGGCAAGCTGAACCTGCCGTATAACCCGGCGCAGGGCCTCAAGATGGAAACGCCGGCGCCGCGCGAGCGGGCAGGCACGCCGGAGGAGATCCGCCAGCTGATCGCGGCCGCGGATCTCGAGGTCTATCCCTCGCAGCGCAAGGGCTGGAATGCCCTCGTCGCGCGGCCGGAAGTCGGCGACATGGTAATCCTCGGCGTCTGGACCGGGCAGCGCCAGGGCGATCGCCTCGCCATGACCGAGGAGACGCTGGCCGCCGGCCGCGTCGTCGAGCTGCAGAACAAGACCAAGGCCCGGGTGGACTTCATCCAGTCGCCGGAGCTGAAAGCCCGCATCGCCGCCATCAAGGCGCGCCGCCTCGCCTGGAAGAAGAAGCCGGATCAGCTGGTCGCCAACTCGGTCACCGAAAAGCCCTTCGGCCACCGCACCGATTATCCCCACGTTTTCGAGCGGGTGCGCGCGGCCGCCGTTGCCGGCGTCTGGATCGACCGCGAGGGCGCCCTGCACATGGCGGCCGCCGGCCTCGAGGAGACCGCGGCGGATCCCGCCTTCGCCCGCTGGGCGCTGGCGCCGATGCCCTCGCTCGCCGATTTTCAGGACCGGGACCTGCGCTCCACCTGCGTCACCTGGCTCGCCCGCGCCGGCTGCAATCCCATCCAGATCGCCCATATCACCGGGCACTCGCTGCAGACGGTGCACCAGATCCTCAAGCACTACCTCGTCGCCCATCCGGAGATCGGCGACCAGGCGATCGCGCAGCTGGTCACGTGGTTCGAAGCGCAGCAGGTGGGATGATGAAGCTGCGCCGTGCCATCCCGATCGTTCAGACGGAACCGCCGGCGGGCCCATGCTCGACCTGCTACTGGCGGCAATCGTCGTTCTGCATCGCGCATAACCTGGGGATCCGCGGCTCGATCGTGGCCGTCGGATGCGCCACTCACCAGACCGATGCGCCCCTGTTCAAGGCGCCTGCCGTTACCTCGGCGCGGAACGCTTCCTGAACAAAAAGTCGCACGTGCGACTTTTGCGACCCTCGTACAAGGTCGCATGTTCCCGTCTCGTTCCTGCCGGAGAGCCCCGCACTTTCCAGCATTCATGCGGGTTTGTGGATGGTGAGCGGGGAGGGGATCGAACCCTCGACCACATGATTAAAAGTTTGTCTCGACCCTAGCAATATCAACGGGTTGCGTCGTGCGGCCGTGCGAGATCGGCCTTTGCGTCATGTGGTTCTCGCACGGCATTGGCCGTCCGGACAAGCCACCTGGCGAAGGCCTCGGCCTGCTCGCGCGAGTGGTGCTTGATCGCGAACCGGCCCTCCGCGTCGCCGTCGGAAAAATAGACGAAGGCGATGCACCAACCGGCCGCATCGCGGATGGCAATGCTCTTCTCGTAGAACTCCATCGACAGCGGCAGCAGGATCTTCTCGACCATGCCGCAGGACTAGAACGGAATGAGAACAAAAGAAAGGCCGACCCCGAAGAGCCGGCCGAGTTTAGGGAGGAAACGCCCGGGAAGGGCTGCGGGGCACCGCGAAGGCGATACCGCGCTCATGCACTGCACTGCGGCGAAAACCCCTGGGCAGGGGCTTCCGACGGCCGGACCCCGTCCAGCCGCCGGAACTGGTGTCAGGCCTGGGCGGCCTGTTCCGAAAGGCGGGTGCGCAGGAGGTAGCCCTCGAGCTGCCAGATCTTGTTGCGCGCATTGTCGCGCGCGATCTTGCGGCCGATCTCCTGGTCGAAGTTCTCGGGGGAGGCGGCGGCGCTTTCGCCGGTGACCTGGAAGCCGTTGCGCAGGGTGAGCGCGCACACGGTCAAGGTGGTGCCGGGGAACACGTGGTACTGTTCACCCAAGATCTGGGCGTCGATAAGCTGCGGCGTCAGGCGGGGGGCATTGAGCCCCTTGCGCTGGATCTCGGCCTCGATGGCATCTTCGTCTTTCATAGCTCTTCCTCTGCGGGATGCCGGAAACCGCCGGCGCGGACGCGACGACAAGGGGTCTCTCACCCGCCCTCGATCAGGCGGTTTGCGCGGCGGGTGGCCGACTTCATCAGCCGCTGCGCGCCGGCGACGACGGCCATGCCGGTCACGCCGAGCAGGAAGCCGGTGAACGAGAGAACGTGTGTCATCTCCACCTGGATCTGCCCGCCGAAGAAGGTGCGGCTGGCGAGTGAAAACCAGCCGTAGAAGAAGGGCGCGGCGACAGGGGCGACGAACAGGCTGCACGATGCGCCGGCGACGCCGGCGGCGATGCGCTCGAGCAATGAGCCTTCCATGGTCAGGGCTCCCGTTGCGCCACCGGCCAGGGCCGCGCCGATCGCCGGCGGCAGTTGATCAACGCCAGGCAAATCCATCACCGGCCTCCGCTGCGGCATGCGCGGGCGCCCTGGTCGAGGCGCTCCCATTCGGTCGACAGAAGGTCGAGGCCCGGCGATGTCGGCGCTGCCTCGAGGAACGTGGCGATGCGGCCGGCGTTCCCGTCGCTGGTGGGCGTCGGGCAGGCGGGCGCCAGCTGCTGGCCGATCGTGCGGCCGCGCGAGGCCTCAAGCGCGGGGCCGGCCGGCGAGGCGCTCACGCACCCGCCGAGCGACGTCGCGAGAGCCACCACGATCGGCAGCGTTGATCTGAGCCTGTGCATCCGCGCGCTCCGCGATGATGGTGGCCGTCTCGGCCCGGGCCTCGGCGCTGCCGAGCTGCTTGGCCGTCTCGCTGGCCCTCCGGTCGGCGAGCACCGACCGGAGGAAGGGAACGAGAAAGCCGGTGAGGAAGGCTGAAAGCAGCGTGGAGAGCACGCTAGTTCACCTGCGGGATCTTGGCGGCGATCTTCTCGGCGAGCGCATCCGGCGTCAGGCCGAAGGCCTTGATGGCGTCGGGCACCGCGCGGATCACATAGTTGACCGCCTCGGCCACGGCCGGATTTGAGATCTCGATCGTCTGGCCGAAGGGCAGCTGGCCGACCTTCTGCACCACCAGGCTCGCGGCATTGGTGAGCGCGGTCTGCAGCGCGTCGCGGTGGTCCTTCTCGATCGACAGGTTGAACTTGGTCTTGGCGAGCAGGGCGAGATAGCCGACCAGCAGCGCGGCCGCCGTCTGCAGGAGCGGGTTGACGAAGGCGGTGAGGAGATCCGCCAGCGGCTGCAGGCTCACCGGCGCGGCATGGGCGGGCCCCGCAAGGGCGAGGAGCGGCAGGATGATGAGGAGGAGGAAGTGCAGCATGGGTCGGCCCCTTAAGCTTCGTTCGAGGAGAGAGGGCCATTGGCGGCCATGCGGATCACGCGGCGGTTGTCGGGAGGTCCGATGCGCCACGGCGCCTGGCGGGCCTTGTAGAGCCGCGCCTTGGCGATGCGGGTGATGTTCACCTGGTCGGACTGGTTGCCGCCGAGCACGTGATAGGCGCCGGTGTCCTCGCCGACGTAGAGCGCCACGTGGCCGCCGCCGTCGCGCTTGAAGGTCAGCACGTCGCCGAGCATCGGCCGCTCGGAGGGCCGGCCCCATTCCGACCAGGACAGCGCCCAGAGCGGCATCTCGGGCAGGGACCAGGTGGCGCGCTTCGCGCACACCGCCATGAACAGCCCGCACCAGGGCACGCTGTCATGGCCATAGGCGCGGTTGAGGCCGCACTCATGGGCCCAAGCCATGATGGTCGGATTGTCGGCCGCGCCCTTCGCCTCGGTGGTGCCGTAGAGCTTCAGCGCCTCGAGCAGCATGCGGGGGCCGGGCTCTTTGCCGAGGAAGGCATAGCGGGCTGGCAGGGGCATGGGGGCGGCCTCCGGGCCTGGTGGTGCGACACCACCAGAATGCGCCCGGAGGGCAGGCGTTAAGCGCCGGCGCGCCGGCCTGCATTCCACAACCCACTGACGTCGAGTGCGGTTGGTTGCGCCTCAACCTGTGTCGGATAAGTCTTTCAGCATGAAAGAGCTGTATAGAAATCTGGGGCTCTTGGGCGTCGTCTTTGGCGCGACGGCCTTCGGCGTCGTGATGTTCCTGCTTGTTTTTGGCCCGCCGGTGCTGGTGGGGCTCGGCATTGCGATTTGGCTGCGCGGGGATTAGGCGGCAAGCCTCGCCGCTCTACCTCGCGCATGGTCGAAGAAGGCGCGTCAGAATTGCGCCGAGGCTGCGTGCTTCTCCACTCTGACATTGACTGTGCCGGCACCGAGAGAAATGGGACCCGCACTGCTGGGATTGACGAACATGACGCGGACAGTGTTGGCGGAGACCACCCAGGCGGTGAGTTGCACACCGCCCAATGCGAGCGAGAACGATGCGGTGACGAGATCCCCGAGCACCGCGTTAGGGACGGTGAGGTCGGCAGTCACGGGGGTGCCATTTGCCACCGTTCCAGGCGTCACTGAAGTGCTCGCGTAGAGCGTCGGCGCCCGGTAGCTGGTGGTAGAGCCAGAAAGGCTGATGGCCCCGTTCTTGTTGCCAAAGAACGAATTTCCTTCGACCGTGCAGTAGAAGTCGAACCCGCCGAGTTCCGAGTAACCGTATGTCTGCGTTCCGGCGCCGACGCCCGCCGTGCTGAAGCTGAGATTGCCGGAATAGACCGATCTGAATGCGCTGTGGCCGGTCGTATAGGTCGACGCGATACCGGCGCCGCCGCTGCTCGTGCCGTTGTTATAGCAGACGTTCCCGGTCACCGTATTGTACTCACCGCCGTTGGCGATGCCGCAACCGCTGTTGTCGTAGCAGACGTTTCCGGTGATGGTCGTGTAGTAAGACCAGTTTTCGATGCCGGCCGGGTATGTGCTGTCTGCGTCAAGGCCAGAACTGCCGTGAAGAATATTGCCGGCAATGACATTATAACCATAAACATTGCCGGGCGTGCTATCGTATCCGAGGGCAATGCCAGCGCCGTATTTCCACTGTGTCGCGCGATTATTGATGAAATAAGAATAGGAGCAGTTGGCGATCAGGCCGGAGCGGAACATGTAGTTGTCGCGCACCCAGACACGCGTACATTGCCGACCGGCAGACGAAAGCAGAATGGCGTTATTCTGGGTGCTCGCCGCCGTGGCTTTCGTGATCCGATTTGCGTAGATTTCGCTGTCTTGCAGGCCAGTCGCAAGAATACCGAACTTGTCGATGTTGATGATGCGATTTTTGCGGATCGTGAAAAAGCTGCAGCTCGCCATGCCCAGCGCACCGTTCAGTCCGGCGGCGGTCTTGTTGTTCCAATCGATCGTGACCCCATCCATAACAACATACTGTTTGTTGATGAACGCGACGAAATCCCCGGCGGGGTTGACGTCGAGACGAAAGACTGTCGCACCGGGAACGCCGTGCCAGGTCTGATTGGACACTCCCGAAATGAGCCCGGTGCCCTGAATGGACATCGTGCCGGACGGCCACCATAGCACCGGCGCTGCCGAATTGATGGCGCGCTGCACGGCGGTCTGATCGTCCGTCGCCCCGTCGGCCTTGACACCCCACCATTTCGGGTTCGCATTCACGCCGTCCCACCGCCGCACCCAGGCGCCGGCGCCGCCGGAATAGTCGGTCGCCGGCGCGACATAGAGACCCTGTCCGGGGTCAGCGGTGACCTGCGCCGACAGGTTGGCCGAAGACCACACAAACAGGCCTTCCCGGCCGGCTTCAGTCAGGCTGACGACGGGCGTGCGAGACCCGCTGAGGGCGGCCAAGGCCGTGCGGCTCGCCACCTCATAGGCAGCCAGCGCAAGCAGGCCCGCATGGTCTTCCAGCGTCTCGCCGATATCGGCGGTGCCGACATCGCGCCGAAGCTCCTGCTGGGTGGTGGCGATGCGGTCGAGCAGCGCGTCGATCGCGGCCGCCGAGATCTTGCCGGAGCGCGCGGCGCTGACCGCGCTTTCCTGCGTCCGGCGGCTGTCGATGCGGATGTCGACGGCCGGGTCGCCTCCCGTCGGCTTCGGCGCCACGGCGAAGGTGCAGGTGGCGCCCGCCGTGCCGTCGCCGATCTTGGCGAGGGCGAAGCCGGTGGTGATCCTGGTGAAGTTCGTGGCCGGGGCGATCCGCCGATAGACCATGAGGTCGGCCGTATCCCAGACCGGGCCGGAAGTGAAGGTGAACACCGTCTGCCCATCGGCGGCCGCGAGCTGGGTGCGGCGCGAGGAGCGGGTGATCGGAACGGTGACGGACATCGCGGACCCTCTGCGGCGAGGGTTCCATGATCGGGCCGGCAGAGGCGCGTTAAGGCGCGCGAATCGTCTACTGTCGGCGAAACTGCTGGAGAGACGCGATGGATCCTGTCGCTCGCAACGTCGTCACATGGATCAGCCTGGCCTTGATTGCCCTCATAGTCTGTTTCGCGCTGCCGCCGATCGCACTGCCGCCATCCGTATCAAAGCTAGACGCGCTTGCGCCCATTCTTGGTGGCACTTTGGCTGGGATGCGGAGTGACCCGGTTAGGGTCTTAGCCCTTTTCGGCTTTGGGCTCCTCTGGAACCGGCCATGGTGGTCGGCCGGCTTCGCGCTCCTCGTGACAGTCGTCGTCGCCGCGATGAGCTGGTCTTGGCAGGACCAGTTGGGTATTCCAGTCGAGCAACGCTTACCACGTGTAGTCTATTCGGCCGCCGCCTATTTCATCGCCGGATTTGCAGTCGCATGCTTGGTGGGCCTCGTGATGCACTTCCGCCGCGGCGCGGTCCCCAAGACGTGATTACTGCCAAAGCGTCGTGAAATCCGGTTCCCGGCGCGGGCTTGTCTCGCCGCGACCCCACCACACGCCCTGGCCTTCGTCGCGGGAGAGCTGGCGCTCCTTGGTCACCCACTGGCGATAGGAGCGCGGATCGGCAAGGAGCTGCAGGCGGTCCCAGATCAGCCGCTCGGACACAGGCTTAATGGCCCAATGGTTGATGATCGGGGTATAGCGCCGGCCGAAATCGACGAGGCGGCGGGTGCGGTTGATCTCGCTTTCGTCGCCCGACATGACGGCCAGGACGTCCTTGCCGCCGATGATCGAAGCAGCGTCACCCATGAAATTTCCGACAGGGCCGGCAAGCTTTGAAACCATTTGCGACGAGCCGCGCGCGTAGTCACCGAAGACATAATCGCCGTAGTATCCGGCACCGCCACCTTTGGCCCATGCCAGCGCCCAGAACTTCCAGTCGTTGATCTGGCGAGGATCCCGGCCATTGGCGAGCTCGCGCATCTGCAGCACCAGCGCGCCGCCGATCGTCAGCGAGACGGCGCTGGCGGCCGCATAGGCCATGCCACGCGACGTGCCGCCCTCGGTCATCTCGTGCTGGGTGGCGCGGATCATGGACAACATCACGGTGGCCGGATAGCTCAGATACATGGTCCCCGACCGTGTAAATTCACCGCCGACCGTTCCGGCTGCGGTGCCGCGCCCGAGCATGGTTCGCACCGTCGCGGTGCCCTGTGGCACGGCTTCCTCCATGAAGGCATGCACCGCATCGCCATAGCGCAGCGCCACCTCCATCACGCGCCGGTCGCCGGGCGCGGAATTGGCGATCGACATCATGGTGACGAGGCCGCCGGCGGGGCCGTGGTCGAGCGCCTTGGCCTCGCGGATGATCTGCCACTCGGCCTCGCCGATGCCGAAGCCTTCCAGCCACCGGGCGAATTTCTGGCCGCGCGTGCCGTCGGCCGAGATCTCGGCGAGCGACTGCCCCAGGCGGTCGCCGGCCTCGAACATGATGCCCATGGCCTGGCTGCGCCGGTTGGCCGTGGTCCAGGGCGCGAGGCCCGTCCACTGGAACACGCGGTCGGGCAGCCATTTGGAGAGCTCCGCCGAGCCGCCGGCAAGCCCGCGGCCTCGGAGATCGGTGGTGAGGTTCTCCATGGCGTCCTGCATGATGACGCCGGCGCGCACCACCTCGCGGTTGGATTTGCCGGAGAGGAGCTGCTCCGGCAGGTCCGTGAACCACCGGAGCGTCGAGACGCCGGCAAAGGCGCGGGCATTGCGCTGCTGGAACGGGTCGCCGAGCACGGCGGTGAGCGCGGTCGAGGCGAGCTGCGTGCCGGTCAGGAAGTTGCGGGTGGCCGACAGCGCGTCGGCCATGGCTTGGTTGCCGGTGCCGACGGATCCATTGACGACGGTCCAGAGGCGTTCAATCTGTGTCGTGGTCGCGCCATTTTCGGTGCGGTCGTTCCCTGCGTAGAGCGAGGTCTGTTTCAGCTTCTTCTTCGCCAGCTCGCTCTCAGCAATCTGCCCGAGCCACGTCACGGTCGCGTTCGGATTGGGGCCGAGCACCTCGAGCGCCGCCACGTCCTTTGCGAGGCCGTTGATGTGGTTCATCAGCGCGTTATAGACGTTCGCGCCGCCGAAGGCCTCGTGATAGGCGCGCCAGGCGTCGGCATCCTTGAAGACAAGGAAGCGGTGTTCCTGCCGCTGGTTGGCCAGCGCGCCGCGCCCCATGGCCTGGCGCGAGGGCTGCATGTCGATCGCCCCGTCGGTGACGATCCGGTCGTAGATCACCGACAGGCTTTCGGCGAGGCGCTCGGCGGTCAGCGGCCCGCCGTGCAGGGGATCCCGCATGGCGGCCGTGTCGAGCTTCGGGCCGATCTCCTCGATCCATTTGGCCTTGCCGGCGGCGAGCATCTTGCCGGCCTCGTGGTTCTGCGGGAAATAGTCCTTGATCTTGGCGATCTCGCCGCCGGCGGCGTTGAAGCGGTCGACCAGCCAATCGGCCGTTTCGCGCCAGGCCTTGAGGAAGGCCGCGGCCTGTTCGTTGCCGGTGCCCTTGCCGAAGGCCTCGTCCACCATGTCGTCGAGCATGGCGCCGCCGCGACGAAGCCCCGAGACGGCCTTGCGGCGGGTCGCATGCAGCAATCCCTCGAGCCGGGCATGGGCCATGCCGACCAGCGCATCGCGCCGTCCGGTGACGGAGGGCACGCCGACGAGGAGATTGTTCCGGTTGTCGAGGATGCCCTCGATCGCCATGACGGCATCGGCCTCGCCCCTGGGGTTGCGGAAGGTCTCGATCACGGTGGCAAGCTGGTCGGCGCGCTCGGCCGAGAGGCGCGCCAGGCGCTCCTTGCGTTCGGCCTCGGCGGTGAGCTGCTCCACCATCTTGGCCTTGGCGGCCATCTCGTCGCCGGTCGCCTTCACCTGGGCATCGTAGAGCGCGCGCAGCATGGCAGCCTCGTCGGCGTCGAGCTCGCCCTGGGCCTGCGCCGAGGCAATGCATTCGTTGAAGCGGGCCATGGTCGGATCCTAGATCTGGCAGGACTTGACGAGATCGGAGAGGTGGCGATCGCGCTGGCCGGCCTCGGCGAGGCGCGCGCGGTCGATCGCGCCGGCGTGACCGGCATCGTCGACGATCGGCACCTGGTTGCGGATCTCGGCGCCGTCGGCGCGGCGCACGTCTGGACTGTCGGCGAGGGCGATCAGCCCTTCGCGTTCCGAGGCTGTGAGCCCGTCCGGGCTTCGATCAGGGTTGCCGCCAGCTCGTGGTTCTTCGCCTGGCGTTCCCGCTCGTCTGGGTCCAGCGTCGGCTCCTTGCGGATCCGCGCCGCGAGCTGGCGGTGCTGCGCCGCGGTCATCAGGAATGTCCCACCCTGGGATGTCATCGCGGATCTCCTTTCGCGCGGCGTGGAGCGCGTCGAAGCGGTCGCTATCCTCCATCACGGCGCGTTCATAGGCAATGTCGGGGTCGCTGTAGCGGCCTTCTTCCAGCATCTCGCGCGTGCGCTTCCACAGGCGCGGGTCGATGCTGTCGGGGTCGATGTCGTGTTTCTGGAAGAAGCGCCGCATCTGGCGCTCGGCGGCCTTGCGCTCCTCGGCCTGGCGCACCCGCTGCATCGGGTCGGCCGCGTCGCCTTCGGCATAGAGCCGGCGGCCGCGGGCTTCTTCGTCCAGCGCGCGCAGCATGTCGTTGTAATTGATCGACCGCGGGCCGCCCGCCTCGAAACGCGTGTCGCGGAAATAGCCGGCTTCCTGGGCGAGCTCGAAAGCCCGGTCGAGGGTGAGGCCGGTGTCGCGGATCAGCGCGCCCTGGCCGGGCACGAAATGGCTGTTGCCACCGAAGATGGCGCGCAGCTCGCCGTCGGGCCGGAGACCGCCTTTCGATGCGAGGAATTCCACCAGGCTCTCGGCCTTGCGGCGGATGGCTCGGGCAGGGCCCATGTCCACAGTGTCGACGCCGAGGCGGGCGAGCGCCGTCTCCTCGAAGGTCGCGGCGCGCACGGCATCGCTCGCCACCAGGCGCGCGGCATCGGTCGTGCGGGCATTGGCTTCCATGATGCGGCTGGCGAGCTGCGCCTCGAGCACGGGATCATTGCTCATCCGCGCGATCACCACCGCCGCATCTGGCGAGATCTCGCCGGAGGCGACGCGGGCGAAGGTCTCGTCGGAGAGACTTGCCATGTTGCCGACCGATCGGATGGTCGGATCGTCGGACGAAAGGGCGCTTTCCACCGCGCGCGGATCCCGCCGGATCCGGAGGATCTGCTCCATGGGGTCGCCGCCCTCGGCGAGGATCCCGCGGGCGAGCGCGTCGTCGGCATAGATCGGCGCCGGGCGGGTGCCGAGCGGGAGGGGCGCTTCCGGTTCCACCGCGACGCGCACGCCGTCGGCGAGGGTCGCGGCCGCCTCGTCCGGCTTTACGCCGTCGGGCACGCGCAGGGTCGCCCTGTCGGCCTCGTCGGCGAGCGCGGCCGCGCGCATGGCGCCCTTGGTCGTGTCGTCGAGGAAGCCGCCGCCGGCCTCGATCGCCTTGACCGCGGCATCAGGCGTGAGCCGGGCGCCCATGCGCGAGAAGGCTTCGCCGAGGCCCTGAAAACCGC